AGTAATGAAGGTGATGTTATCATTAAAGGTAACTTACAAGTTGATGGTACAACAACTACAGTTAACTCAACACAGACAACTGTTAATGATCCAATCATGATGGTTGGTGATACCACCAGTACAAGAACTGTGATGACTGCTATCAACGCTGGTGCTTCTGCAGTCGTAGTTGACCAAGTAACAGGTATCGCAGTTAATGATACTCTTTTACATTCAAGTTTCTCAGCAAGTGGTATTACAACAGTTACAGCAATTAACACTGGAACTAAAACACTTACATTCCAAGGAACATCAGTTGCAGGAATTAGTTCACAAACTGAGATAACAGTTGTACACGCAACAGATACGAATACTGACCGTGGACTTGGATTTACATATAATGTAGGAGTAGGAACTGCAAACTCAACAGATGGTTTCTTTGGATTAGATGATAGTTCAATTGCATCGAGCACTGCTGGAACAGGTAATCATGGAACACACGGTGATGATAGTCGTAGATGGACATACGTTCCTGATGCAACTATTACAGCGAGTGTTGTTTCTGGTACAAAAGGTTTCTTAGATATTAAAGGTATCTACTATCAGTCAGGAAACTTTGCTTCAGGTGGTGTTGTTTGGTTTGACGATACTGGTCTACAAAGATCTACAAACGCTCCACAAACACCTGTTATTACTTCAAAACAAGTATTAACAGCAATCACAAAAGTTACTTTAAGTTCTTTAAGTGCAGGAATTACAGTAGCAGTGGGTGATATTGTAAAACAAGACTCTACTGGTGCGTTTGGTGTTGTTGAAACAGCGGTAACAGGTGGAAACTCTGTTAATTTAATTGGTGTAGAAGGAACATTTAACACAACTAATAATTTAAGAAGAGAGGGACAGAGTGGTGCGATTGCAAACCTTGCATCTGTACCAGGTGCTGCCACTAACGTCTATATAAACAAACCACATTGGACTTCGACCCTAGATGGAGGTACCTTCTGATATGCAACAAAACAGTGAAGTAGATGTTAATGTATTAGTGAACTTATATCATACAAAACTAGCAGCAGCATTAAATCAAAACGTTCTTTTGGAGGCGAAACTCCAAACTCTAAAAAATGATTATGAAAAAGAAAAGCATGAACTTTTAGAGGAAATCGCAAATCTCACGGAGAGTAATGGCAGCACCACAAAGTAGAGGACAACTTATAAACTTCGGTTTGCGTAAACTGGGATATCCTGTATTGGAGATAAATCTTGATACTGACCAGATACATGATGCACTTGATGATACGATTCAGTTATATCAAGAACGTCATTATAATGGTATTGAGAGAATGTTTCTCAAATATAAAATTACACAGGAAGATTTAGACAGAGGTAGAGCACAGGGAACAGATGGAGTAGGAATAGTTACTACAACTGGTATATCAACTAACACTGCTGGTACCGTTTCAAGTAATTTTTATGAAACTTCTAACTTTATAGCAGTTCCCGACCACGTAATTGGTATCAATAAAATTTTTAAATTTGATTCAAGTTCTATTTCAGGTGGAATGTTTAGTATTAAGTACCAATTATTTTTAAATGACTTATACTATTTCAATTCGGTTGAATTATTACAATTTGCTATGACAAAAACTTATCTAGAAGATATAGATTTTTTACTTACACCTGAAAAACAAATAAGATTTAATCAAAGGCAAGACAGATTATATTTGGATATTGACTGGAATTCACAATCTAAAGATACATTTATTATAATAGATTGTTTTCGTGCACTTGATCCTGAAGAATATAAACAAGTTTATAATGATCCATTTGTAAAAAGATATTTTGTAGCATTGATGAAAAAACAATGGGGAATGAATTTAATTAAATTTAGAGGAACAAAACTACCAGGTGGTATAGAATTAAATGGAAGAGAAATATACGATGATGGAGTCAGGGAATTAGAGGAACTAAGATCAAGAATGATGATGGATTACGAAACTCCTCCTCTAGACTTCATTGGGTGATGAATAATGGCATTGAATCCACATTTTTTACAAGGTTCTAGAGGTGAGCAAAGATTAGTTCAAAGTCTAATTAATGAACACCTTAAAATTTATGGTGTTGAAGTTACTTTTATTCCTAGAAAATTTGTAAATCAAGAAACAATTCTTGAAGAAGTCACTGCATCAAAATTTGATGATAATTTTTTAATTGAAGCATACGTTGATAACTATGATGGGTATGCAGGTGCTGGAGATGTATTAACTAAGTTTGGTATGAGTTTGAGAGATGAAGTAACTCTTACCATTTCTAAAGAAAGATTTGAAGAATTTATTGCACCTTTTATGGAAGCTGATGAGGATATTGAATTATCATCTCGACCTCGTGAAGGTGATTTAGTATTTTTTCCATTAGGTCAAAGATTATTTGAAATTAAATTTGTAGAACATGAAGAACCATTCTATCAGTTAGGTAGCAACTATGTTTATAAACTCAAGTGTGAACTCTTTGAATATGAAGATGAGGTTATTGATACTTCAATTGATTTAATTGACACACAAGTTGAAGATGAAGGGTATATTGCAGAACTTCAATTAGTTGGAGTTGGTAGGACTGCTCAAGCAACTGCATTTATTAATACTGGATATGTTCGTGAAATATTCTTGAATAATGATGGTCACGGATATACAAGCACTCCAACTGTTGCAATAACTACCTCACCAAGTAGTGCAGATTTCTCTGATGCGAAAGCAGTCGCATTTACAACTGAGAGAGCAGGTGTGAGATCTGTTGAGAAAATTTTAATGACACAAACTGGTTTTGGATATACTGAAGCACCTACAATTACTATTTCTGGAGGTGGTGGTAGTGGTGCTGCTGCGACTTGTTCAATTAACACATCATCTAATGGTATTGTAAGATTTAGTTTAGTTGATGGAGGAATTGGATTTGGAACCGCACCAACAATTAATATACCAATTCCAAATGCTGGTGTAGCAAGTGATCGTGCAGTTGGACTGGCATCAATTGGAATTCAAACGACTTCTGGATTTAATGAAATTAAAACTTTATTCATAACCAATCCTGGTGCAGCATATACACAAGCACCTGTAATAACTATCGATGACCCTGAAACAATCAGTGGTGTTGGAACATATCAATTTAATGAAGTCGTTCAGGGAATGCGTTCAGGAACTCAAGCAAGAGTTAAGAATTGGGACTTTGACACTGGCATACTCAAAATTGGTAATGTTGGAATCGGAACAACTACGACAGCATTCTTCGCTGGTGAAGACATAAAAGGACTTACTTCTGGTGCACTATTCAGTGTTTCTGTATTTGATGATGAGAATAGTAACGATAAATATAATGAAGGAGATATATTTGAGTCAGAGGCAGACTTACTCATTGACTTTACAGAATCAAATCCCTTTGGTAGTTTCTAATGTTAGGTAATTATTTTTATCATCAAATAGTAAGAAAAACAGTCATTGCATTTGGCACATTGTTTAATGATATTCATATTCGTCATGATGATGGTGCAGGTAATGTTATATCAGATTTAAAAGTTCCAATTGCATATGGTCCAAGACAAAAGTTTTTAGCAAGAATTACACAGCAAGCAGAATTAAATAAAGCAACTCAAATTACATTACCTCGAATGTCTTTTGAGATTACAAATATTTCATACGATTCTACAAGAAAAGCAGGTATTACTCAAACGTTTAAGGCATTAGATAGTGATGATGGTGATAAGATGAAAAAAGTCTTTATGCCAGTTCCATATAATTTAGGATTTGATTTAAATATTCTAGTTAAACAGCAAGATGATGGTCTGCAAATTTTAGAACAGATATTACCATTCTTTCAACCAGGATTTAATATATCAATCGATTTAGTAAAATCAATTGGAGAGAAAAGAGATATACCAATGGTTCTTCAAAATATATCACAACAGGATGATTATGAGGGAGATTTTGCAACAAGAAGAGCACTAATATACACACTATCGTTTACAGCAAAAACATTCTTTTTCAATCATATTGCAAAAACTCCAGAGGGACTTATCAAAAAAGTTCAATTGGATTACTATTCAGATACTAATACAAGAACTGCTAAACGTGTACAGAGATATACCGTAGTTCCAAAGGCAAAGAAAGATTATAATGAAGATGATGTTATAGATACTGCAGATGACTTATTAATTGAACCAGGCGATGATTTTGGATTTACAGAGAGTAGTTCATTCTTTGGTGACGGAAAAGACTTTGCACCAAATAGAGGGGTAGACATCTAATGGCAAAAGGTTACGATTCATTGAATGATACTTTCAATACTGATGGT